ATAAAGATTCACCCTCCAAGAGATTGGAATTTATTTAATTCAGAAAGCTGGTGGTTTCCTGTAAAAACAGGATCATTAGTTTTATTTCCATCAAGTTTAGAACATTGGGTAGCTCCTGTAGAGGCAGATGAGACAAGAATAAGTTTATCCTTTAATACCTTTTTAAAAGGTTATATTGGAGATGATGATTCATTAACAGGTTTGCATTTAGGTGGTGATGCAACTCCTAAAAATATGTTAAAACCTAAAAAACAATTAGCTCCAGGAAAATCAGGAAATGTTTTACAAGAAGTAAATATAAGTAAGCTATAAATAATAAATACTTAAAATATTATTAATAGGATTTTATATGGCCTACATTGGATTTACTCCGACCACTAAACCTTTAAACTCAGATGATTTGCAAGATGGAATAGTAACTACTGCTAAAATAGCAGATGTGGCTGTTACTAATGCAAAAATAAATACTAATGTTAGAAAATTTCCTGTCAATGCTGCTAATGTAGCAACAGATGCTGTAGAAACTGCTAAAATAAAAGATTTAAATGTTACAACCGGTAAAATAGCTGATACAAATGTTACAACTGCTAAAATAGCTGCTCTTAATGTTACAACTGCTAAAATAGCTGCTCTTAATGTTACAAATGAAAAGATAGCTGCTGATGCAGTTTCATCTGCTAAAATAGCTCCATTAGTAAATTTACAAGAAGATACATCAATAGTAGCAGCAGCTTTTGATGCTACTACAAATATTGATTTGTTAACTAATTCAGTTTATTATTGTACAGCTGCAGCAGATACCAATTTTAAAGTTAATTTTAGGGCTGATGCATCAACTGCTTTAAATGCTATTATGGCAATTGGTAATACTATATCAGCTGCTGTCATGGTTACAAATACTGGTTCTGCATACTACATAAATGCACATGAAGTAGATGGAAGTTCAGTCACACCAAAATACCAAGGTGGCACAGCTTACAGTGCTGGTAATGCTAATTCAATAGATATATACACTTTCTCAATAATAAAAACTGCAGATGCAACATTCACAATGTTAGCTGGTCAAACTAAATTCGCTTAAACAATTATGCCAATTCTTACTTCTTTAGCTATAGGATCACTTAATGCGTTTGGTTTCAGTGGTGGTTCTGGTGGTGTACTCCAAACATTTATAAGATCTTTTGCTGCTTCAAGTACTTTAGCATTGCCAGCTGATGTAAGTGAAATTGATTACTTGATAGTTGGTGGTGGAGGATCTGGAGGTCAATATGTCTCAGGGGGTGGAGGAGCTGGTGGTTATAGAACAGCAACAGGAACTTCTGTTCCATCTGGAGCTACATTAACTATTACAGTTGGAGCTGGAGGAGCTAGAAAAGGAATAGATACAGGACCAGATACAGGAAATGATGGTGGATCTAGTTCTATAGCTGCCCCTTCCCCTTTCTCTACATTAACTTCTTTAGGTGGAGGAGGTGGTGGAGGTATCGGTAAAGTTGGTAGAGATGGTGGTTCTGGTGGTGGTGGAGCTTATTCAAATTATGCAGGAGGTTCTGGTACTTCTCCACAAGGAAATGCTGGTGGACAGGGAAGTGGAGGCCCTAAAGGTGCCGGAGGAGGTGGAGGTGGTGCAGGTGCTGCTGGAACTCGAGCTCCTGCCTCTCCTGGATCTCCTGGTGGAGCAGGTGGTGCAGGTCTTGCAAACCCAATTTCAGGAACACCTGTAACTTATGCTGGAGGTGGTGGAGGTGGAGCAGATACTGCTGGTGGAACAAATGCGGGTGGTGTAGGTGGTGCTGGAGGTGGTGGAAAAGGTGGTGTAGATAATGGCACAGCACCTGCTCCAGCTCCTCTTGCAAATGCGGCTGTAGATGGACAAGATGCTACTGGAGGAGGTGGTGGAGGTGCAGGTGATGGAAATACAACTACAGGTGCAGGTGGTAGTGGAATTGTAATTGTAAAATATTCATCAGCAGCAGAAGGTCAAGTATTTAGTTTTGCAAATTCAGGACAAATTACTATTCCAACAGGTATGACTAAAATGGAATATTTGATTGTTGGAGGTGGTGGAGGTGGAGGTGGTCATGTAGCAGGTGATAAAGCTGGAGGAGGAGGAGGTGCAGGTGGTTTTAGAAGTGGTACTGGTTGGCCAGTAAGTGAAGATGAAGTCTATACAATAAATGTAGGTGGGGGTGGAAGTACTACTTTAACTGGTGCAGTTGTGGGAACTACTGGGACTGGTTCTTCAATTCAGGGAGGTTCTCCAGTTGTACACGTTGGTTCAAATGGTGGAGGAGGTGGCGCTTTTGGTCAACCTGGAGGTAGTTCAGTTGCTGGCGTTATTGGTGCAAGTGGAGGTGGTGGAGTAAGATCCGGAACAGGTGGTGCTGCAATTGCATTAAGTCCTTCTCCTGGTGGTCATTCACCTTCTCCTCCAGGAACAGAAACTGGTCCTTATCCAGTTCAAGGTCATGCTGGTGGAAATGGCGGAGCAGATGCAGGAGCAGGAGGAGGTGGTGGTGGAAATTCTGGAGGTCCTGGTAATGGTGGTGCAGGAGGTAAAGGTGTTTCATCTTCAATAACTGGCTCAGCAGTTGTATATGCTGGCGGTGGAGGTGGTGGTATGTATTCTGGATCAGGTGGAACAGGTGGAGCATTTCCAGCTCTAGTAAGTAGTTCGCCTGGTGGTGGTGGAAAAGGTGGAGATTCTGGTGCAGCATTTAATGCACCTACTGCTGAACAAGATGGAGTTATGGGAACTGGAGGTGGTGGAGGTGGAGCTTCTGGTGCTGCATCTACTACAAGAAATGGAGCCAGAGGTGGTTCAGGTTTTGTTGTCATAAAACTCACAGATAATTTTCTTCTTATAAATAGTAGGCATACAACGGAGAACATATGGCTACTATTTTTAACTTGTTCCTAGATCAAGGTACAACCTTTAAAGCAAACATTACTGTAAAGAATCCTATCGGAGAGATAAGAAACATCTCTGGTCATACTGTAGAATCAAAATTCAAAAGATCTTTTAAGTCAGCTAATGGGTTTGCATTTGTTGCTCAAATACCAAATGGAACAGATGGAAATGTTTTCTTGACTATGAATTCTAATACAACAACTAATGTCACAGCTGCTAGATATCTTTATGATGTTGAAATGAAAAGCAACACTACAGGAGAAACAGAAAGAGTTGCAGAAGGAATAGTAGTAGTTTCACCGGAGATCACTAAATGAGTACAAGTAGACCTGCTTCAAGAGATGAACTTATAGCTTATGCTAAAAGACAGCTTGGTGAACCTGTTATTGAAGTAAACTTAGATCCAGACCAAGAAGAAGATGCTTTAGAATTGAGTTTACAATTTTATCAAGAGTATCATTTTGATGGTGTAGAAAGAATTTATCTAAAGCATGAAGTTACTTCTAATAACATTTCAGATAAGTATGTTACATTAAATGATGCAATTATTGGTGTAGAAAGAGTTTTACCGTTTGATTCAAGATCTAGAGGAATAGATTTATTTGATGCTAGATATCAAATACTTCTTAATGATATCTATTCATTACAATCTACAGATATAATTTATTTTTATCAAGTACAAAAACAATTATCACTACTCAATCAATTATTGGTTGGTCAAAAACCTATAAGATTCAATAGACATCAAAATAGACTGCACATTGATATGGACTGGCAAAGAGATATAACTGCAGGTGAATTCTTAATAGTTGAATGTTATAGAATTTTAGATCCTAATGCATTTACTGATGTATATAATGATTTATATTTAAAAAAATATGTAACTGCTCAAATGAAAAAACAATGGGGGAACAATCTTAAAAAATTCCAAGGAGTTCAACTTCCAGGAGGAGTAACATTGAATGGACAACAAATTTATGATGAAGCAATACAAGAATTAGAAAAATTAGAAGCTGATGCAGATTCCAGATATCAATTACCAGTTGATTTCTTTCAAGCATAATGGCCATAAATCATTATTTCCAACAAGGTTTAAATATTGGAAGAAGTTCAGAACAGCTTCTCCATGAAGATCTTATTATTGAATGTTTACAGATATATGGTTTTGAAGTATTTTATTTACCTAGAACTACTGTAAATCAAGATGACATCTTAACAGAAGACCCATTAAGTAAATTTACTCAAGCATATCCTTTAGAAATGTATCTTTCTGATATAGATGGATTTCAAGGTGAAGGAGATCTTTTAACTAAGTTTGGTGTAGAGTTAAGAGATACTGCTAACTTTATCGTATCAAGAAGAAGATGGGAACAATCTGTACAAAGAGAAGGATCAGTACAATTAGCAGCAAGACCTGCAGAAGGTGATTTACTTTATTTTCCATTAACTAAATCTTATTTTGAAATAAGGAAAGTTGAAGGTACAGATCCATTCTTCCAAATTGGTAAACTATATGTGTTCCAATTACAATGTGAACTCTTCCAGTATAGTGGTGAAAATGTTGATACAGGAATACTAGATGTAGATGATATTGAAAGAGTTGATAGTCTTGATATACAAAATTATCAAATACTTAATGAGACTGGAGGTAAATTATTTTATGAATATACTTCTAATTCAAGTATAATATTAGAATCATTTAATATATCTGATATAGATGAGCTTTCACAAAACAGAGCTTTTGAAACAGAAGGTGCTGGAATATTAGATTTTTCTGAACGAAACCCATTTGGTGATTACTAATGTTAGAAAAATTTTATCATTCCACTATAAGAAAAGCTATTGTATCATTTGGTAATCTATTTAACAATATGTATGTTGATAGAAAGAATGCAGATGGTGAGGCTATTCAAACATTAAAGATACCTTTATCATATGCTCCTAAACAAAAGTTTTTAGCTAGAATAACTGCTATAACTGATGCTGATGTTAAAAAAGATGTACAAGTTATTCTTCCAAGAATGGCTTTTGAAATGTTATCTATTAATTATGATCCTAATAGAAGAGTTAGTTATGTACAACAAAGTAGACAGATTTCTTCAAGAACAGAAGCTCAAACACAATATGCACCATCACCTTATAATATAAATGTAGCTTTGTATATCTATGCAAAGAATCAAGATGATGGATTACAAATACTTGAACAGATATTACCTTACTTTAATCCCGACTTTAATTTAAGTATAACTGCTATACCAGAGTTAAACATACAAAACGATTTGCCTATTATATTAGATGATATAAGTTATGATGATCAATATGAAGGAGAGTTTACTCAAAGAAGAGCTATAATATGGACTCTTAGTTTTACAGTTAAACTTAACTTCTATGGACCAATAACTAAGCAAGGTCTTATTCAGTTTGCCAAAGTCAATTACTTTAGTGACGAGGCATTACAAAATAGATTGCAAAACTATTCTGTATCTGCTAATACCAATCAAGTAGCAGGTAATGTTACTTCATTTATTGAAAAATTTGAGGACTTTTAATTATGGATGATTTTGAAAAATTATCAAAAATATTTGATATGAAACCTTTTGATGCTAAGAGAGAAATACCAAAAGCTACTCCTTTAGCTAAGATAGAAGAAACAAGTGATGATAAAAAGGAAAGTGATTTTGATTTAACTAGAGGTACTATAAGAGATCTTATTAATACAAATAATGATGCAATAAAAGAAATGATATCAATTGCTAAGTCTTCTGAAAAAGGTAGAGATTTTGAAGTAGCTGGTCAATTAATGAAAACACAAAGTGAAGTTGCCAAAGACTTATTGGATATACATAAACAATTAAAGGATATAGAAGATGATAAGACTACTATTAAGACTCAAAATAATATCTTATTTACTGGGTCGACTAGCGATCTTATCAAACAAATTGAAGACAAAAGAAAAGAAACTATAGATGTCAAGTCTAAAGATTAACTCTTACAATGGTAACAGTAATCTAAAACAGATTGGCTGGGAACATCAATATACAAAAGAACAAGTTGAAGAAATTATAAGATGTGGTTCTGATCCAATTTATTTTATCGAGTCATATTGTCAAATAGTTTCTCTTGATTCAGGATTAGTGCCATTTAAGCTATATGAATGTCAAAAAGAAAAAGTAGCTACAATTATGGATAACAGAAAAGTTATCATAATGGAAGGACGTCAACAAGGTAAGACAATTACATCAGCTGCATGCATTCTTCATTACACTTTATTTCAAACAAACAAGACAGTTGCTATTCTAGCTAATAAGTCAGCATCCGCCAGAGAGGTTCTATACCGTTATCAAATAATGTATGAGAATCTTCCGCTTTGGATGCAACAAGGTGTTAAGACGTGGAATAAAGGTGATGTGGAGTTAGAAAACGGAAGTAAGATATTTACTTCAGCTACTTCAATATCAGGCATTCGAGGTAAATCTGTTAACTGGTTATATATTGATGAGGCTGCAATTGTACCTAATAATGTTGCAGAAGAATTCTTTACTTCTACTTATCCTACTATTATGGCTGGTGAAACAACAAAAGTTTTAATGACATCTAC